TCTAATCCCGGTGCTGCAATGATATTCTTAAGGTACGGTGCATTCTCCTTCAGGAATCTAAGTACCGTGTAGCCTGTATTTGGAATCTGGCGTGTAGAGATATCAATAAATACACTATGAGGCAACATGAGAGTATCGGCTCTCTCTACACCCTTTGTAATCTTAGACTGATAAGCAAACATGCCGTTGATATCATCTAATATCTGTGAGGCCGTCTTATGCTTGAAATCAGTATAATTTGTTCCACCTACTGCTACCTCACTGAGAGTAAAGAGTGGGATATTGTTTCCTGTAGACAATACTCCCATGATGTTATGATCCTTGTCACCTGCAAATGCAATAACATTTGTCTTTCTGTCTGTTGCATATCTTGCCGCCTCTGCTCTACGTGTATCAAGTGACTTACCTGCCATACGGCTTGATCTCATATCCTGTACTGAATATCCATAAGATGTACCGATAGACTTAACATTTACTGTTGATGGTCTACCCTTCACATCAGCTCTTGGTAAGTCTGTAGCATAATTGCTTATGATAGATGCCATACCTGTCTTTTCATATGAATAGTATGTAGTTGTTTCTGCACCCTCCGGAACTTCATGTGTAACAGGGAAGTTATTCAATGCAGAAAACTCCGGATACAGCTTGTCATAAGACTTTGACTTGATGTAATCCAACTCTCTTGCAAAGAATACAGATGCATCTTCTGCACTATCGAATCTACATAATCTATCCTCCCTAAGTGTAGGCATTAGATTTGATGCTTTTAAAGCATTGTAATCTGCCTTGTCATACCCACTTGATGGCATATCAGGATTATAATTTCTACTCATTAGTTTACCTCCTACAATTAAAGTACGATAACAGCAATGCCGTTATCTTTGTCTACAACATTTCCAAATTTGGCTCCGATGTCAACCGTTCCTGTTGAACTTGTGGTAAAGGTTCCGGCATCATCACCTGTAAGTGCTACATACGCTGTCTTTCCTGCTTCAGGTGTAATTCCGTTTGCAAGTCTACCCCAGATATTGCCCTTCCTCATAACACTAAGGGCTGCTCCCTTTTTGATAATCACATTACCATCAGTGTCATGCTCTGTAGTTGCAATTGCAACGGTTACACCTTCAATCTTATCTGCTGTAACACCTGTTGTAGGAAGCTTTACTCCCTTACCTACATTTGTACCAACTGCTACCGCAAGACCGAATTTCATCTTTTTGTCAGCCTCTTCATTTGACCTTGTAACTACCTCATCAAATGCAATGTCAAATTTGCCCCCAGGTACACCCATAGGAGTGCCATAATTGTAATTGAGTTGTGCTGCCATTATTCATTACCTCCTGTTCTCTGAATCATTCTATTTCTTGCTGATAAAGCCATGCTTTCATTAGAATCTGCTCTTTTTCTCTTTGCCTGTGCTATCATCTGCTGCTTCTGATAAGCTACATTCTTTGACTTCTTTACCTCTCCAACTGCTAAGTCATACATAGCATCTATATAAGCATCTGACTTTCCGTCAACTCTCATTGTAGGCAAAACCTTTGCAATGATAGTCTTTTTAGCCTGCTTAATGCTCATGTTTTCAAGCCCGTCAAGGTTGAGCTTATCACCTACACGGCAGATATTTAATCGCTGTCTTATAATCTTATCCGCTGAATCCGCGTTTGTATTCTTTGTGTTTGTAGTCTTTGACTCGGACTCGGAATTAGAATCGCCTTCACCGTCATCTTCCTCATCCATGTTCTCTTCTTCAGCATCACTATCTGAGTTATTCTGCTTTTCAGCTAAAAGTTTCTCAATCGCAGCTAAAAGCATATCTATATCTGAATCCTGCTGAGTAATAACATCTTTAGCAACTCCTAAATCTGTTGGCTCATCTTCATCCTCTCTCTCAGACTTATGCTCCTTTACCATCTCAACGATAGCCTCCGGAGTAGTACCTTCAGTATCATCTTCATCCGATTTTACAGTTTCATCCTCATCAGACTTTTCATTTGCTTCTACATCATTCTCATCTTCAGTATTAACTTCAGCCTTCTTGCTTGCCTTATAAGCCAATATGGCCTGCTGTAGCTCCTCCGGTGATAATGACTCGTTAGAAATAGTGCCATTGTCTTTTCTCATTAACTTACCTCCTTTAAGTTCTTGTATATCTTTTTCATCAATGTTTAGCCTTGCTTGTTCACCTGCCCTCGCAGATGCAACAATAGCTAAATGATTAATGACAATGTTAGTTTGGATCGCATCATAATGCTCTCCATCATAAACCCCTGGCTCTTCAATTAAATCAAGGTTATATCCAAGGGATAGCTCTTTTAGACCACTATCCTTCATAGCATCTGTATCGTGTATGATAATCTCTGCACGAACATCATTACCATCTTGATAGCCTTCCGTAAGTATTGTGCCTACCTGTTCCTTATCAACATTGCTCTTGTCCACTACTCCTGCATCATGTGTGATAATAATAGGCTTACCTTTATATGTTTTTAATGAATCTTCATCAAATACATATTTAGGCAGTCTTAACTCTCTCCTAATACTTCCATCCGGATTGACATACTCAAAAATTCCACACGATGTAAGTATAGGATGGTCCACCAAATAACCTTCTTCTGTAAAGTATGTAGAATCTTTCCTATCTAGCCTAATACTGTCTAGCCTTCTTACTCTCTTTAGAGTAGGTGAGTCTCTTGTCCCCATTTTTCTTTACATCTCCTTTCTTTTTACTCATCTCTTCCTTGTACACCCTAGATATAGCTATTTCAGCTGTCTTATCGCTATAGCCTTCTTTGTTGCACATCATGCTAGTTCCTTTCTTTGTATTAAAAAAGAACCTTGCCTTTGCAAAGTTCATTTTCTCTGTTATCGCTTTATTCATATGTTTGTCACTTTTCATTAACCATTTTCCCGACATTAGGAAAATGGACCATTTTGGTGACATCAACAAAATGGTTAAGTACATAGACTCAACTTTTTCTTTTTTTGAAACTGTTGAACTTGTAACTTTTTGGAACAAGTTGATACGTTAAGCATTTTCCATTTTGGAAACATGTTAGTATCTTGTTTTAATGTATAGTGAAATAATATTAAGCAAGCTTTTTAAACATGCTAAATGCTATTTAATGGTAACTTCTACACTATCATCTATAGGTAGATTGAGATTGCTGTTATTGAATACAGGCCTGCCAATGCACCTACATTGATAATCTTCTCCTGGATGGCAAGCTCTTCCATCTGAGTTAAGTGGGGGATTATCCCAACTAAACTTCTTTCCATTTAAAGCCCTGTGACTTTCTCTAACTCTCTCGTCACCACAGGTACACCATATGTATTCAGTGATTCCTGCATCTATTTGTTGGTGCCTTTGTATCTGTCCATTAAGCTTTGCCGTTTGGTCTCTTGCTATAAGCCTTGCATGTTTTAAGCTTACTTTATAGGCTCTCTGGATTTCTTTAAGCATTCTTGTTGTAGTCTTTCCGCTTATATAGCCGTTATACACTATCTCTCTCATTTTAGCTAAAGAATCATTAGGAATTGTAGATATAAGGTCTACATTCTGTTTAGCCCAATCCTGCAATTGCTCATTATAAAAATCACCCAAATAATAATCTTCTCTTATATCTATTCCTAATGTAGACCTTATGGCTTTTTTCCATTCCTTAACTGTAAGCTTTCTGTTGAGATTTGCCAGATTTTCAAGCTTCTTTCTCAATCCATAACCACTAACCTTTTTTACAAGCTTTGATTCTATCCTTGCAAAAATTTCATTTATCTTAAGCATTAAATCTGTAAAGGAATCAGCTCTAATTCCTTCTTTAATATCTGCATCCCTATTTCCCTTATAGCTATCCTTTATTTCCGGAATTGCCTTTTCAATCTCTTGCTTAAGCAATCGCATATATTCATTAACAACTCTTATATACTCCCTTTCGGCAGATTGTGGAATTTGAGGGATGTACTTGCTCTTTAGGTTATCGTGTCCATAGAATTTCTTTCTAATCTTTTCTACATATAACCTCCTGTTTTTATCATCCATGCTGATTTCTCCGTAAATAAAAATGACCATGCAATTTGCATAGCCATTTTTACTTATAAAAAATTACTTAATTCTTCCTGTTCTTTCATAATTCTTTCTTGCCTGGTTAAGGCTCATTTTATTTGCACAACATTCTTCGTCAGGATTTTCTAACTGAATTGGATCATCATGCCATCCACAAACTTCGCATATGTCAAAACATCCTTCATATTCAAATTCAAACTTGCCGCAAACAGGGCATTTATGTTTCTTCATCTTCCACTCCCTCTCTTTCTTTTAACCTATAAAAATATTTATTTGCTATATCCAAATTAGATTGTCCAGTTTTTTCACTATATTTAGCGATAAAATAAGTTCTTATTATACCTCCAGGTATTCCTTTACCATACTCTCCAGTTTTTATATTGAACCTACATATCTCTCCATTTTTTGTTACATATCCATCAATGTCTCCTCCACATTCCTTGCTGATGAAATCCTTCGCTTTTTCAAGGTACTCATCTTCTGTTTTACACTTCAGCTCTTTACCATGGTCGGAGAAATGGCCTGCTAGTAAGTCCTTACTAGCAAAACCTTTACAAGGTATATTTTTACCTCTAGCAGATGGTTTAGGTAATGCTGTAGTTTTTTCAGCTTTTTCTCCTTCAGGTTCCTCTGATACAGTAGTTTTTTCTTTTTGAGGCTTTTCTTCAACATTTTTTTTAATTAAGCTCTCTTTATTGCCAGAGCCTTCTTTTTCATGTTTCTCTTTTTTAGTTTTTCTGGTCTGAGATTTATTTTCTTCTCCAGATGAGCTTTCTTTTGAGCCACTTTTTTTGCTCTTTTTTGCCTTTTTATTTGATTCCTTGCTCTCACTTGATGAACTACTATTCTTTGAGCCTCCACCTTGTTTTGCACTTCCACCTTGCTGACCTTTTACCCCTTTATGTCCAAAGTTTCCACTGCCTTCTCCACCATCTATATTGTCTACATTTAGACTACCCATATTAAAATCTTTTGTCAATTTATTTTTCAAAAGATTTTCCAACATACATATAGATTCTGCAAACGGTGGAAATAACAGCTCATACTTTAACTCCTCTAATGACAACCACCTTGCATCTACCATTTCTATACCATCTGCTTTTGGTATTCCTTTGAATTGGTCTGTAAAGTATAGCTTAGAATTGCAATATAGCCCTGTGGTGCATTTGTAAATGCCTAATGGTAGAATATTAAGGGGTACAATATTAAACTCTTCCTGTGCCTCTCTTAGTGCTGCTTCTTCAGGTTGCTCACCTTCTTCAATATGTCCTCCTGGACCACATAGAAATTCAGAATCATTTCTCTTTGCACATAAAATTTTGCCATCTTTAATAACCAAAACAGCTGCTGCATTACAGCTACCATCTTCCTGTATCTTACTATTTATTTGAAAATCAAAGTCGTCAATGTTCTTCTCTTTGTCTTGCTGTGTACTTTCATTTCCATTATCTTCAGGAAGTTCAATATCATCTTCATCAATCAGCTCTTCAATATTGAAATCCCCGTTGATAGCAAGTGATTTTCTTACTTCAGACGGATCTAAAACTCCTGCATCTATATATGCCTGTGCAAGCTGTGCTTTTATCTGTTCAGTCTGTGCTTTCTTCTGTTCTATATCAGCCTTTTCAGTATCAGATAGGGACCATAAAGCGGAAAACTTGACCTTGAACTTAGGAATATCCTGAATCTCACCTTCAAGAAATCCCTGCTTCAAAATCAAGTCAATCAAAGTTCTTATATTCTTCTTCATGTTCTGCTTTTGGATGTTCTCTACCATGTTGTAGTAGTTTTCCAAGTCACTGTCTCCTGTAGCGTTCATTCCTGCCGGAGACCTACCAAACAAAATGGTTTGTGGAATATTAGTTACTGCCGAAAGCATATTACAGGTAGTATCTATAACATCTTTAACGCCTGCCATCTGCAAGGTCTTGAAGTCATAATCTTCACCTTCTGCATCAATAGCCATAGAATTAAGGATTCCTCTTGCCATGTCAATAACCTGTAATCTTTGCAGTACCTTTCCCTCTCCCTCATCTGAACTCAATAGAGTAGCAAGATTTTTCATCTTATATATTGCTTGTACAGACCTTTCAAGCAACTTAGTACCGTTAGAATGTGAAGTCATACACTCCCTTAGGGCTTGCTTTATCTTTACATGTTCAGGCATTCCCCAATGTCTGTAAATCGAATTAGTAGTCTGCTCTGGCAATCTACCATTCCTAAATATCAAGCACCTTGTGTAGTGTACCGTAAAAGAGCCGTATAGAGAATTGATGTGATAAAATTCAGGCTGACCTATTGGCAAATCACTGTTGCTAAATATCATCTTGCTTTGATAAAGTCCCTGGTAGTCCTCCTGAACTATAGCTCTTTCAAATACCCTCAACTCCTCAATAGTTCTAACCTTGTCGTAATCTAACGGCTCTTCTAAGCTCCCACCATCATCACATAACATTACTATGAGAGCACCACCGTACAATCTTGCCCATTTTTCTGCTGTTGCAAATTTCTCTTCAAAGTCAAGCTCGTCAAGCCTTTCCTCCACATATTCTGCAATGCTATCATCGCCGTAATCTATGTCAAGCCCATGTTTAACTGCTTCTTCTGCAGGTCTGTCTATAATTTTGGAAAACAGTCCGTTACCTTCATATAGCCTAACCAATTCCATGTCTGCTGTTATAGGCTCCTGCTCATAGCTATATGCCATTGAATTATCTTGAGCTGTACCATATTTATTTAACAGATTTGTATATCCATCTTGTCTGAGGTTATCTTGCTTACCATCAATAATGGCTGAACCTCTTCTTGACCTATCAATGTCATTAAGCCTATCTTTTTTTCGACCTTCCAATTGTTCCTCCTTTCTATCATACATATATATGAACCTTATTTGGCATTTACAACCTTTAGCTGCATTTTATTTTGTATTTGTATATATAAATAAGGGTATTGATTTTCATTCTCCTTCCGGCTAATTTCTAGCTTTATAAAAGAGAATCTATATCAAAGCTATTGTTTGTTAATTCATTGAATGCGTCTGAGGATGCATCCACCATGTCATCGTTTTTCGATTCAGGGAATGATTCAAGCTGATTGAAATACATTTCATTCCAATCTGCCACCAATACATCTATAAATCCGTTCTGCCATTGGGCTGCAAATGGTGTAGCTCTTAATTCCTTGCTTCCGGATATAGGCTCTGCCTTTACATTGAAACCTGCAAGGCTATTCACATATTGTTTTGCGACTATTTTTCCTGCTGCTCCAGGGTCCTGTGGCAATCTCACTTTATAACTTTGACCATATTTTTTTCTATCCGATATTGCGGTCATTAGGATAAGGATTTCAACTTCTCCTGCTTTTATCTGTTTATTGATAACATCAGCTACGATATATCTTCCATTTTTCCTCTTCCCAATTAACACTCCTGCTGTATAGTCGGCATTACCATTTTCATCTTCAGATGTAGCTGCTAAGTCCCACGCTCTGCACCAATAAACTACATCGTCAGGAATCATTTCAAGATAACCGTCTATCGGTATTTGAACTCTCTTAAAGAATCTTCCTGCTTGTGACTTAATCTTCCAGTTACCATATAAAAGCCTTTCCATATCAACTTCTGTCATTGCTTTAAGGTTTGATAAATACGATGGATCCGACTGCATCAATATTTTGTTGTCTTCAAGTCTACTTGCTATAAAGGTTACCGACTTACATTCATTCGGATTTATATTTAACTCATTAGCTAACTCTTCAGGTGAACCTCCCCAATAAATCACATCATTAAGTACATACATATACCTAATAATGCCGCTCCTCTCCTTTATCGGATATCCTGTATCTTGGTCAATCCACCATGATATGAATTGGGCAACCCATTTATCTGAATCAGGGTTACAGGTGGCACGTACATAAGGCTTAATTCCACATGTACTTCTGTTTCTTGATAACATGTATAAAAATTGGTGTTTTGAAAAATGTGTCAATTCATCAAATCCCAAATACGCTATTTCGGTACCTTGCCAGGCTTGTAAATCTTCATCTTTGTCAAGATGGGCAAATGTCAACTTTGCACCGCTATTGAACTTCCAATGTAATTTAGGAGATTTCCTCTGCTGTGCATCAGGAACTTGTGAAAAAATCTTAACACTTGAGTCCCATAGTCCTCCTTCTGCTGTTATCTGAGTGTAATTTTTTCTAAATATTACAGAACCAAAGTTTTTTACATCCTTATGTCTTAAGGCCTCCAATAACAATGCATAGGTTTTTCCACCACCTGCAGCACCACCATAAATAACTATATCTGCTGAGGATGCCATAAACATGGTTTGAGGTCCTGCCTGTGGCTCTAACATATTAGGTTTCGGTGCATCTCTTCCATTGTTGGGAATAAGAATGGTAGGATAGCTTATGTCAACCACGTTGTTATCTTCATCACCAATGTACCCCATCTTATTAAGCTCTCCAGTAAGTTCGCCTAAAACTCTTACAGCTCCTGTATCTCCGTCTACCATTGCCTTCTGTATCATCCTTACGACAACGGCTGCTTGATAGGTCATATCATTTTCTTCAATTCCCATCCTGGAAAGTGTATCCCTAACATTTCCCATTTGCTTTGAAACTGAGGCTTCCATTATGGCTTTTGCCATCTCTCTCATGCTTTTTTTCTGCCGTCTAACTTCTCCAGATTTGATACCACCATTTCTACCTCTTGTCTTTGCTTCTTCTTTGGTTCTGACAGGGATTAAATCTTTTTTAGCCACAGTTTGCTCACCACCTTTCATACATACCAAAAAAGAGCCAAAATCAACTATTTCTAGTCAATCTCAGCTCTCTTATCATTATGGCTATTAAGCTTAGGCAGTTTCACTCACCATATAATCTAGTTACTACCTCCTCACCTGCAATTATTGCACTTTGAATATCTATTCCTATCTGTTTGAAAAAGTTTGGATGAACAATACATTCATATGCTCTGCTCATCTTTTCTCTATCTTCCTTTGTTATATTGATTCTAAAATCCTTTGCTATTTTAAGAGCCTGCTTAAAGTCTCCTTTTTTAACTGCTTCTCTTACTAAGTCTGACTTTTTTACCAATGCTGCTGTGAGTGCCATAAATAAAACCCTCCAAATAATAAATTATTGACGCCGCGTACGATAGCATATACATACATGGTGTCAATAATATATTTCATTATTTGTTTGATAATATTCTATCCTCAACCGGGTTAGCCTTATGTGTCTTTGCATACTCAAGTATCGGTTTCATCTGTTCCTCATTTATAACTCCGTCAATCAAATCTTGTTGATATGAATATATCCAGCTTCCATCATCAAAGTAACACCTATGCAATGGATATAATGCTTTCTGCTCCGTTGTAGTCATATCCCAGTCGGTTTTACCCATTCTTTTTCCTTTTAATGTATGACAGTCATATACCCATTCAGGAATGTCATCCTCTTGTAATACACATGATTCAATTGGCTTTATCTTAAACTTACTCCAATCTATCGTATTATCAGGGCTAATGATACTTGTTGCTTCTAAATGCTCATAGTCCTCATCATTAGATTGGCATAGTAAGATAGCCGCCTTACTTATAAAAATCTCATCCTTTTCAGTCTTTTTTGCATTCACAATGCTATCTGTATTTTTTAGAGCATTTATTTCACTAAGTACACTTTTCTTTGATAAGTTAGAAGCATAATCTATAAATACATCCCATAGCAGTTCTCTATTATTCTTCCTTAACAAATCCATCCTATATCCTATCTCATCCATATCAAGCTTAGAGATAGCTTTTTGTAGAATTACACAATCACCATAAAGCTCATACTCTTCATCACTGAGGGATAATTCACCATCTTTAATGTCTTTGTAATCAAATAATGAAATCTGAGAAAAACCACTCCTATCATATTTTGCAGACTCAGTATTGATAATATCTCCAGAATCAATTCTGCCCTTTAACTTTTCTATCTCCGACTTACTTGCTTGTATTATTCCATTTGTTCTTGATACAAGAACAAAGTTACATGCAAAATAGCAAGCATCCCTGTTCTTTTCAACCCTACACAATAACGCTACAGCTCTACTTACATTATCGTCATGTTTTAACTTCTCATCCTGTTCTTTTAGCCACAAAATCTCTTTTGTAACTATTCCATAACAGTCTTCAGCTGAAATCACCAACATACGATTCCACATAACCTTTCTGTATGAATTCTTTACTTGATTTGCAGCAAATCCGGCATCTTCATAATAACCTCTTCGTATCGCCTTTTGTAACATGCTAATCATATCATACATATTATAACCAGTATCAGTATATGGATAAGCCATGCATAGTACCTCCTTAATAATTTGTTTTTAAATCGGACGTAGCGTAACATTTACGAGCATAAAGTCAAATATTTTTATCTTTCAACTGATATTTTGGGCTTATTATTTTTAAAGTTATAGTCAAAATGTCTACCCCATCTCCTCTTCATTTCATTAGCACAATCAATCTGATCCTGCCTGGTTTTACTGGAATTACCTCCCTCATTTGTATCTGTTTTAGCATCAACACAAAAATACATAGGTCTCAATATTATTCTATTTACAAGCAATTCATGTAACATAACATCTAAATCACAGTTATGATAAACCTTCTCATCATATCTTGATTTATATGCTTTTTTATTGTACCAACGCATTGCTCCTGTTGTTCCCTTGAAAGTAAATTCCGAAACATAATTCCAATGGGTTATGGCAGCATCTTCAGCTCCAAATCCAATATTTAAGTCAACAATTATTTGTGCTATTCTTTCTATCTCCGATAGGATAATATCTTTATCTTCTATTTTTACTGTCTTATCCAGTCTATATAGAAATGCATCTACATCATCATCAATTGTGAAGATTATATCTTCTTCAGAATTATCATTGATGTAGTTGCTTACTTTTACATAGTTATCTATTAACTCATCATCTACAGCCCATATTTTAGGAATACCTGCTTTTCTGTACTCCTCCTCTTCGGATTTTCTTACAACATAAGTACAGTCATCAATCAACTTATATGTATTAGTTGTCTTTGCCCTTCCACAGCTTGGAACATATATACCTAATCTAAGTTCATCCATTACTTATACCATCCTTCAGGAATTTTATAGCCACAATTAAATATATAATCTAATACAGATAAATTCTCTATAAAAGTCTTCTTATGATACTGATTATATACAACCGGTGTATAGTCACTATAGATAAGTTTTATCCCACTTTCATTATAAGCTTCCTCATCATTATACTCCTTACCTCCTCCACTTCCTGAGTAATAAGAAGTAGCTCCTAAAGTCTTACATTGAAAGATATTTCTATCATTGTTTTTTAAGGAAGTCGGAACATCTATACTGGCAACAACTATCTTTGTTGAAAATCCAAATCCTTTAATAATCATGTCTAACAAATGTTTATTGAGGTCATAGAGCCTCTCATAATCATTTGAAAGAGCATTTTCAAGTAATAAGTAACCTTCATGAAAATATGGATGCTTACTATAATTACATCTTATTGTCTTTAAAAGTTTTTCTTTCCAATTTCCACCATAGCTAATTTTAACCTCATTGATTTTATCTCCAAAATTGTAAGAAACCGGAATTGTAATCTTACCCTTTTTATCCCCAATTCTAATGACATTTGAATTATGCCCAACTCTTATACCATCAACACTTGCATACTCTCTATTTGTGTATTGTACGTCATCATCAAACACAAAAACATCTGACTTAAATATCTTATAAAAGAAGCCCATATATGGTAAAAAATTAGGTTGATGCCCGGAAAAAACTATTTCACCTTTCATCTCTCATAACCTCTAATCAATGAAAAAGCTTCTGCTTTATTCATACTGGCTTGTGTTCCCCTATATATTGCAAGTGACATTATAGCCGTCTTGCATCTACTATTAGGAAACTCCTCTATTTGCGATTCATGCTTTTCAAATGCCCTTATTTTCATATCAATAGTATCTGTAATATCTACATACATATTAGGGTTGAAAACATTTTGTGGGTTTTGATAATCAATACCTGTTTCCGACAATGTTTCATATGTATATGCAAACATTGGTGTTTCATCATACTTTGCCCTTATAGCTACCATTGCCGCTGCTGTTAGGGCCTTGTGGTCCGTATGCAAATCTCCAGGATGTGGTAGATAAACTTCATATGGCTTGTACTTTTGTATTACCTTATATATTTCTTGCGTAAATAGCTCATGTGATAATCTATCCAGCTGTAGTTCAGGAAGATCCAAAAATACAGTTTCTGATATACCCAACTCCAAATTTGCTGCTATAGCTTCTTTTCGTCTTGTATTATAGTTTTCATCTGATGTAACTATACAATCAACTATCTTCCATCCATGTGCTGCCCTCTTTGCTATTGTTCCACCAACTCCAAGTACTTCATCATCCGGATGTGGTGCAAATATAAGCATCGTATTTTTTTCACTCATCTTTGCCCTCCAAAACTTCTTTTTTTATGTTAAATTTCAGCTTTTCTAATTCAGAATCAGATAATATATTTGCCTTAACATTTTCATACCATATTGCTCTGGCATTTATCTTCCTCTTTTTCGCTATTGTTACCTTTTTACCTTCAATCCCTAACTTTCTTACAAGGTCATTGTAATCAAGTGTACTACGACATACTACCATCACGTAATCGTATTTCTCGTAATGGATAAGCTCTAATTCAGGTATCCTTCTTTCCTCTACATCTTTTTTAGCATCATCATTGACATCCAAATCAATAACTAGGTCTGAAGTCCAATCTGCAAGCATATCCATATCCCACTCACCTGCATGTGTATTATCCTTTATGTTAATTGCTTTTAACTCTGCTTCTGTATAACCAAATAGCTTTTTACAACACAACATTGTATCAGGGTCTTTCCCTTTAATAATATCAAGCCTTTGATTTCCGGCTATGATATTATTGTCTTGGTCTATTACAAATACTCCAAAATCTCCAAGCATCTCAAGGCTTCGCTCAAGCTCCTGCTTCTTCTTTTGTGTAATCTTCCTGGGATTTCCAAATCCGGTTTTTATATCGCCTGCTCTCATTTCAACAATTTCTATTCTTTTATCCATTGTGTAAATCCTTTCTTTATCTTTTTAAAATGCTATAATATTCATCATAAAACTCATAGGAGGAAATGCTTATGTATAATGGTGACGAAAAAATTATTGATAATGGAACATACCTCCCATATACAATGCTTAACTTTTGGCAGTGGGCATTATCAAACATTAAGTTTGGAATGACACGTGGAACATTTGCTAATTTTATAGTAAGATGTTCCCTTGATATCGGTGGGATACCTACACGCACCACTATTGGTACAGGCTTTGAGCCATATGACCTTGATGGACCAATCATTAAATCAACACGAAAAATATCTCGCATTGAGGTAAAATCATCCTCATATCTTAATTCAGAAACATGCAGATATTCAGAAAGAGCATCGTTCAATATTTCTCCGGCTAGGCTTCCGGACAATTCCGGAGATTATAGAGACGATGCCCCAAAGCAAAGAAACAACGACATTTATGTTTTCTGTCTATATACAGCAACTGATAACAGACGAAATATCCTAGACCTGTCTTGGTGGGAATTTTTCGTATTACCTACATATAAAATTGAGCGTGACGAAAATCTTAGAAAACAAAAAACAATTTCACTAAGTAGAGTAAAAGAATTATGCCAAACTCTTCAATTTTCTATGTTATGTGATGCTATTATAGATGCTTGCAACGATATTCCATAATAACATAAAAGAGCCTACCTCTTTTGCTGAGGTAAGCTCTTTAGATAAGGGTAAAAACAAATTTTTAAGCATTATGGAACATTGGCAATTAATATTATATTATTGGAATATTCCAATTACAATCCTATATTTTTCTTAACTTTTATTGCTACTAGTAAATTATATAAATACAATCGTTAAAAGCCTTATATATTCTACATTCCTATCAAGTATACAGAAATTATTTTACACGCTATTCCTAAATCCCTATATACTATTTTCTCACTTATATTTTCAATTTCCGCAATTTCAGCTATGCTATGAATCTTATCATCAATATACATTGAATAGAGTTCTCTGTATCTTCTTTTAGCCTCATCACTATCAGAATTGTCAACCTCTTCTTTATACAAAGATAAAGCTTTATCTATTGATTGTATCTCAAACAGATCTCTTTTTCTTTTGGCTTCAAATGATTTTATTCTGTTTTCAGACTTCTCAATAACATCTAATCCGCTACCCATTAAGTCTTTTATAAATTCCCATCTAAGCTCAATCTTTTCATATTCAGTAAACTCTTCAGTCTCAACTAGTGAAGCCTTTACTCTCCGATAAGACTTAAGCTTGTTTTTTGTGATATGAATACTCTGATTTTCAAGACGCTTCTTTGCCTTTACATCCTCTAACCTGTATGCCTCAATCGCTTTTTCTGCTGCAATACAGGCAATCTTATTTAATTGCTCTTCAGTAAGGGAATACCTAAGTTCTTTCATTAACTACTACTATCTCCTTCAAGAATACTATAGTAAACCTATATAAACCGGTCGAATTCGACCAGTTTTATTCCTCAAACGGCAATGGCAATTTAGGAATTTCATCTGTATTTTCCATGTCGTAAAAACTCATCTGTTCGCCTCCAAGTATAGGCTTTAATACATACTCCTTTTTTCTGTAATCATAAACCATCTCAAATCCATCACAATTTATGCCGCCTTTTTGCTCATTCTTAATCTGCAAAACAGAGCCAACTTTATGACTGAATTTAGGGGTATGTACTAACCTTCTATCTCCTTCTATTTCCGGATTTTTGTTTTGTATAGTCTCCTCTAAAAAGGAAATATCAATAGTAATTGTAAGCCTTCCTTCAGTGCTGCCTTTCTCTGTCATATTTGTCAATAATTTTTGCAGAACTTCATCAGAATCATTTCTTAACTTATCAAAAACTTCATCTTTTAAGTGCAATGTCATCTCATCCATATTATTTATCAACCTTTCCAAAATGAATACCATTACTTACCATAAACTCTTTAACTGATAATATTTGTGCCTTAGTTCCTGTGATTGTGAACGAGCTTTTATATATTTTGTCATTCACTATATCAT